GCCATAACTCTAACTCCTTGTAAAGTTGATGCGCTGTGTTAATTAGTTGTTTCATATCGTTTAATTTTCTACTAAACTACTGCATCTATTCCGAATAGAATTAAGAAATGTGATGAACGGTAAAATAGAATGATAAGTGGTAAATTAAAAAACCCCCACCGATATGATGAGGGTTTAAACCTAACTTGAAAAACTAACTCTATGAAGTGTAAAGATATTAAATATTTGGATACTTCAAACCATTTACTGTAATTACTTTACCTGAATCAATCAAAGGCTTCAAAGTTCTCCACGTGTAACCAAACGTTTTCTCAAAGTGTGGTGCATCTTTAAAAGACTTCCAATCTCCACCCCAAACCCAACCTTTCGACTTGAAGTAATTTACTACTTCGGTCCACTCGGGTGTTTTGTCTTTATCAATATCCTTTGTTAAGGACCAACTAGCTTCTTCAAATGTACCGTTACCATCGTTATCGTATAGCAATACAATATCAAATGCCAAACCGTAATTGTGGATTGACTGCCAAGCGTTTGCATTCGTCACCTTTGGTCGTTTCTTAAACAACACTGATTGTTCTTCAGGTGATCTAAAAACATACGCAAATCTTAATCTACAATTCTTAGGCAACATACTGTTACATTCTAAGTATTGCGCTCTTAATTCATCCTTAATCTTTGGATGCGCTAATTCAATTCTATCTAGTGTTATTTTATCCATGCCTTTATCCTATTAATTATTAATATCAATACTATAAGTGCCACAAGTCCAAACGCAATAGCCCAAACTAATCTACTCCCTGACTGTTTAGCTACTTGTTTCGTTTCTTGCCTTGTAACGTATCTAATTGTTTCAAATGAATCTTTCTTTGTCTTGTACTCTATACGTGTCTGAAATCGTGTCTTAGGCACTATAACCGTATTAAATTGAATGATAGTATCGTACTCCGTTACTACCTTAACCCATTCGTTGTTAATGAATATCGAATCAATCTTAGTTAACCTGATCGTATCTGAATTAGTTTCTACCTTTAATCCTTTTTTAACTGCTTTATTATAGTGATGTTGCGCACTACAACCAGTCATGAATATAAGCCATAAAAGACTTATTATACAGGCCCATATGAAGGCTACTAGATGTGTAAAGTTTATTTTCATAAAGGAAATTTTCGTGAATCAATTATTTTATTTGCTGTTCTTACACCATCTGATTGTGTTATACATACGTCAATCGTTAGTATTCGACCTCCCATTGGTTTAGGTGGTGCGCCTCTTTCAATGTGCCAACCTTTTGAGCCATCTTCGTACTCTTCTTTATAAGCTCCAGTGATCATTAGATGTAAGTCTTTGTGTTCAATTTTTACACTTGTCTTTGCATGATTTTTTATTGTTTCCCTCACATCGTTACGAGATGAATTTTCGTGAATGTGTCCCATCGTAAACACATCAAAATCTTCGTACATTTCAAGTGAACGTGTCAAGTTGATAGCTCCTTTTGTAACTACACCCCCACCGCCTGAGCCATGAAAGTATTTTACCTTTGTTAATGCCTCGCTAGTTGTACCGTTATATTTCTGTCTAATCAATAACCAACCACCATAACCGCCCGTTTGAACAGTTGTGTTATTTGTGTAGTTAAGTAAATCAACAAACCTTTGTAAGATGTCAGTTTCTTGCCATTTAATAATTGCAGTTTCGTGATTTCCGTAACCGATAACAGTTAATAGATGTGCATAAGGTGACCACCATTTAACAGCTGTTTCAACAACTGAATCTAAATACTTTGAGTTATTGTGTTCTGGTCTAATATCAGACTTGCTGCTACGCTTGTCCCCTCTACCTTGCATCAGGCAAAACATATCACCGTTAATCATGATCGGCATATTCTCTTTAACGCAGTAATCTAAATGACGCTTTAAATAGTCCCAATCACATTTAGGATTGTCCCAATGGATGTCAGAAAGCATTGCTACTTGTATGTGCTTACCTTCTAGGCATAGCTCATGGATGTTCTTGGTGTGCTTGGTTACTTTCATATTTGATCGTTAAGTTTGCACTAATATACACTATCTAAGTTGATCTCGCTTATTTTTTATTTTTAAAGCAAATTTATAAACATCTTCAGCTTGAGTAATTATACCTTTCCTACCTAGTGACTTTTGGTTTTCATCTATACTGGTAATCTCTGTATAGATTGGAACGATAGCAGAAATCCACACCCCGTACTTCCATCCTGTAATGATGTTGATTAGCAATCCTACTGTAAGAAATACAGCGTAACCAATGACCTTTGCAAACACATCTGAGAATCTATTGGAGGTAATTTTCTCCCCTCTATGTTTAGCTGCCTTGCGACCTAGATAAGTGTCGACAATTACAAAGATGAAAACTAGTAAAGCCACGTAAATAGCTGGTGCAAAGAAAGCTCCAATAATAGGCAAGGTGTGAAGTACTGAGTTAGTTAGTTGGGCTTTGAAGGTCATTGTACTAATTTAGCAAGTTCGTCATTCGCCCACTCGATAACATCTGTATCTTCCCAAGTAGTTGAGTAAGTAAACCCGCTTAGAGTAGTACCGTACTTTGAGTTAATAACTATGCTAACACTTGCAGTCTTACTCGCAAGGTTATCATTAACCGATGTTACTTCGATAGTATCAACATCAATTGTAGCTGTGAAGTTTTCTAGTTTTATTGTCATTTGTGGTTTTATGTTAGTGTTGTTCCTGTTACTGTGAATGTTCGGACGGGGATATATGGAAGACTTGCGCTTTTATCGTTAGTTGAAAAACTAGCACCACCAATAGAAAAAGCATTAGATGAAAATCCATCAAGTGAGTTACTTGTCCATAAACTAGAGTTAATATTAAAAGGTGAATAGTTAATAGGTTGTAAAAACCCTATCCCTTGAAGCCTGTAAATATTCATCCATTCTTTTACATTCATTAATCTACACCCAGCGAAAGTTCCAAATGTACCGAGTGAATTATCAATGGCAGTATTCCAATTAGCAGCAGTTTGTGGCACTCTAAAATAACCTAACACCGTAGCACCATCAAATGTACTCCAATCAATTACCCAATTGTTAGTATAAGTCTGCGTTCCAAGTTCTGACGTAAATCTATTAGTATTTCCAAATGGATTATTAGATGCTAATACTAAAAACGAAACATCACGCCCCGCTTCAATATCACCATCGTCACCCGTTCGATACGATGTCGTTTGTCCTGTTTTCATTAAAGTAGCACCAACTGAAGCACCAGGAGGGCACACCGTTGTTGGTAAAACAATCTGCACATCATTACCTACAACTGTAACACTATCAGGAGTTACCACACCGCCCGAATCACCTAGCTGTATATCAACTGTTGAACCACTCGCAAACGTCCCCTCAGTTACTCCGTTTACCTCTATTGTAGTATCAGCGCATACAATCGGATTAGGTACAGTAACCGTAACACTACCACCACTCACAATCGAACCGCTTTGAATATCTGTTCCGTTAACGTATTCAACTAAATAGGTGCTGTCAGGTGCTGTTATATCCTGACTACCTTCCGCTAGTATCGCCGTGGTACTTATCGTTGATCCTAGTGTATCTTTTAATACCGCAGTACTATCTTGAATAACTTGTGTTTCAGTTGCTCCACTTGGAATAGCGTTACTGTATAATTGGTTGCCTAGTGAATCTTCAATTACTTGGGTAGCGTCTGCACAACTTGGAGTAGGTGATGGTGTTACATCTACTGGAACTTGACATCTTCCATGCGATGGTATCTCGAATTTAATATCGGCATAGTAACCGACTAAGTTATCTAATTCTTTATCACAACCGAATTGCCCGATAGGGTCTTCAACAATCGTTATATCATCAACTCCGTAATCATTCCACCAAACACGAACATCTCTAAGCAATAATGAAGTATCGTTTGCATTCTCCCAAACGTCTAAACGGTCATCATTGATACGCTCGTAAATGTAAACCCGCAAAGTATGCGTATTCATTGCACGACCAATTAAAACATCAATAGGCGCAACAAAAGATAAAGGAAATTCACTTTGCTCTGTTATGTATGCACTTCTATGGTCGTCAGCCTCAAAGATAATTCTACCCTTTAATTGCCCGTGACCAACCGCCCACGCCGTTAATGCATCCTTTAAAGTTATTAGTGTATTTATAGCCATGTTGTATCGCTTGTAAAGTTTTGTTCTTGGTCAGGTGCTTTAATTTCCTTATTCGTTGGATCGGAATACAAAGGGAATAAATCTTTATTCAGCTCGAGAAACGCTCTCATATTACCTTCGTAAATCTTAGCAAACTTAAGTACGTTTTGTCTAATATATTCCACCGCTTGAATGCCCTCACTTGCTGAATAGTCACCGCTTTGAGATTGCAACCCTTTGTTACTTACTCTAAACGATAGGAACGCAATCGCATCATAAGCCGAATAGAACGCTGTTGTGTATTGAATAAACTCAATAAGCTCATCTTCTTCAGCACTCGTTGTACCATTGTTATATTTAGTTAGCAAGTCATTCGTAAATGTGTAACCTAGTATCGGTTGGATATAAGTCTTTACACTCAACTGAATGTACGGTGCTAAGTCTTTTGCATCAACGTTTTGCGTGATGTTAGTCTTATTCTTTATAAACTGCTCTGTTACGAAGTAAATCATTCTGCTAAAAGTTCGTCAATGGTTAATGTATCAATTCCATACGCTGCAAGTCTTGTACGTGCTAAGGCTTGTGGTAAACGACCTTTGTTAAAGTCCCGTACTATTCGCATCATATCCATGTTATCCTTTGCGCTTAAGCCTTTCAAAGCGTCATTAACTTGTGGTTGTTCGCTTAGTTGCTCAGTTGGTTTAACCCCTTCTTGTATAGCTTCTTTTAATGTAAGTATATCAGTTTCATTAATCGTTAACTTTGTAGTAATCCCACAAATCAAAGCTAATTCATTAAACCAATCTTCCATTGTTTGACGGTTATCGTTTACCCATAACTTCTTGAACTGTTCCGCACTAAACTCAATCTCTTCAGTCGCTCCCAAACTTCCTGATATACGAACCCCCATTAATGCAGGGTTCAAGTTGTGACTAATAGCAACCTCTTCTTTATATTCCTTAGATGTTTGCTCGAACAAAGCGTGATTATCTGTTGTTGAAACAATATCAACCTCAGGAAGTAAGTCTTTCGACTGTGCTTCTACCTTCATCGCACGACCGTAATTCTTAGCACCTTTTGCATTTGTACGCATACCATTCACCCAAACAGTACGCTCATCGGGTGACATGATATAAGGATACTTATAAATTACACTCGGTTGTATTCCGTTCTCAATAGCTGACTTGTGAAGTAGTGCAATATCTGCTCCTACCTTTTGCCAGTTAGCAGACGAAGCCCAGTCAGGCATACCGTAACTTTCAAACCCTCCGACATCATTTCTTAATTCGAGTACTTGCCACTCATCCTTATTATTAACTGAATAAGCTGTAAATGTATTTTGAGCCGCTGAACGTGTCCAATCTTTAGAGTAGAAGTAGTGAGTAGGTTTATCGGTAAACAATCCAACCCTAGCGTTACGAATCTTTTCGGGGTCAACTAAAATAAAGTGTGTGTACTTATTATACTGCTTTGAATAATGTAATAAAGCAATTGCACGCCCATGTTTAATGAAATCTAGTGTTGATTTAACACTATTCTTTCTAAACTTTGACATCGTTTCAAACTGCTTAATTGCAATTTTATCAGCTGTACTTAATGAATCGTAACCCTCCCACTCATAGCCGTTACCAATTACGCTATACTTCTTAAAGTTGCAACACGCTTGGTGCATTGGTGCTGAGATGTATAGTTGATTTAATATCTGAGGGTAAAGATTTGTTTCACCAAATTGAACCCAGTTTGAACCCCTTGCTAAATAATCATCTACAAAAGGTTGCGATAAATCCATCCCTTCAGTATCAACCGATCGGAAACATTCAATTTCTTTATCTTCTACTTTTGGTTGTGTAGGTACACTTTTACTAAACCACCCCATATTAATTTCCTGTTTGTTCTTTAACTACAATAAAACCATTCTGTATAACTCGACCTGTTGTTTCTTCAACTAGCAAAGTAGGTAACTGGCTTTCATAAATATTATAACTCCATTCGCCTTCAATTAGATAAACCTCACCATCTAAAGCTACTGGATTTGTTTGCTCTGTAATAACTACCAAGTCGTAACGAATATTACTAGCTACTTGGTTTTGAACGCTACAATATTTGTAAACGTCCTCAGTGCTAAATTTACTTTTAAACACTATAAGATAATACGGGTCAACTAATTGCGACCTTTCAGATAGTGTAAGCACTATATTATTGACTGTATTTTTTTCTATAACGAAATTACTCATTACTATATATGTACAAAAAAGGGGTGTCATTTCACTAACACCCCACTTTTTAACAAAATTATTTTGAATTACACCGCTGCAATCAGTAAACCTGCCACAATATCGGCATCTACTTTGTACATCATGTGTCTTTCATTCTCACTTAATAAAGTAACTGGCATTGCTTGCCCTGCTGCTCTTGTGTTGTTTGTAGTTGTTGGATTAGCTGAAACTCTCAAACCTTGGTCAAAACCTAATCCCCAGTAATCACCGTTGAAATCTTCAACTACTGCGATTAAATCTCTACGACCAGCAACTAACAAACTGATAGCATTACGCTTTCTCAAATCAATTCTACGGAATCCCATCTCCACAGTCTGCGACCATGAATGGGAATCGGCAACCGCATCAATCACTAAATCTTGACTGAACATTGAAGTATCTTTAGGGAATGTAAATTCCTCAAATTTAGTTCCAACCGTTCTAGTAATTGCAGTTACTTCACCATCTGTATCGGCTGTCCCTCCACTTGTTACTGTTGTTCCTGTAACATCTTCAAACGAACCTAACAAAACTCTCTTAATTGCTCCTAAATTGTTATCTCCACAACCTTTAGGAACTCCAACTATTGCTGAACATATCGACATATTTTCTAATTTTTAAATGTGAATAATAAGGGGGCTTTTACACCCCCATTAATTAGAACGTATGGAAGTAAATCTCAGTAGCGTTAGTATAAGATGGTTGGAATTTGAAGTCAACACGTACACCAACTTTACGAGCCAATGCAGTCTTCATAAAGTCAACAATGTTGAATCCTAACTCTTCATCCATCAAGTCCATGATGTTTACTAAGTTCTCCCAGTATGTAGCGATAAGCGTATTATCACTTGCACCGTCAGCCTTGTAAACTGGTGTGCCTTGGAAAGTCAAAGTAACATTCTCAATGAAGTACAATCCTGAAGATTTGTTTTCAGATACCGCATCTGCCAACGCATCGTAAACATTTGTAGAAACAATGTAAACGAAATCTTTTCTACGTCTTACGCCTTTAGGTAATACGTTACGTGCTTGTTTAATCTTAGCGATTACGTTTGCATCTGTGATAGCTGAAGCGATACCACCGTTACCAACTGTTGGCTTGATTACGTTTGCATCCGCTGTCATTAATGTTTCAAGTCCATCAACTCCATTCGCTGCGATAGTTCCTTGGAATGTGATAATTTCCATTTGCTCTGTCAACTCTTCAGCTAACTTTTCAAAGAAGAAATTCATAAACGCAAAGTTCTGATTGAAAGAGTTTGAACCTCTAACTAATTGGTCAGATACGAATGAAGCCTCCAACGAAGCCACACAAAAGATAGTTGAATACATCAACGCTTTTACTTCGTATTCTTTTTGTGATAATTCAGTATCATCAAAGTCAGGGTCACAAGCTGCTGCCTTAATTGTAACTCCTGTTACATCAACACCACCTAAGTTAACACGGTCTTTAACTCCTAACAATTGACGGAATTTAGATCGTGTTTTCTCTTCACCAATCATCGCCTTACGGAAATACTCAGTTGCATTTGTTGTGTAATCTGCTGAAGCGTCTAAAGTCATCGCCATCTCGATTTCTTTTCCTTCAACTGTTGACGGGTCAAAGAATGCTTTCTTTGCTGCCTTAAAGTCATCTTTCGATAACATGATAGATTTGCCTCCTAAATTAAATTGGAGTTCGTTTACTTTTGCCATTTTTATTTTTGGTTTTTAATTGCATTAATACCGTCAGACCAACGCTTCCACAAAGGTCGGTTATCTGACATTTCAATAGGAAGGTCTTCAACTTTAGGTGCTTCCATTTCACCTTTTAACTTAGCTATTTCTAGCATCAAGTCCTCTTGTGTTTTCTCCAACTTAGCAAGTCGGTCATCTTCAACGGGTGCGTCTTCTGTTGTCGGTGTTGGTTCTGTAACCTCTGCTAACACTTCCTCAACAATCGGTGCTTCCTCTGTTGTTTCTGACAAACCTTCTGTTGCCACTTCTTCAATAACTTCCTCCTGCTCAGGTGTAACCTCTTTAGTAGATACAACTACACCGCCTTCGACAACATAGATAGTACCGTTAATAAGATGTTCACCATCTGGAAGAACGATTTGCTCTTTCTCCATTTTACTCATTTTAATTATAGACAAATTCATAAGTGCCTCAATTGAATAGGCATACTTTTTATTTCCTTTTATTTCTTTCTCCCAGTAGTTCTTATCAGTTACTTGTGAATGAATAAACCATGTACCGATTGGTAAACGGTTAATATCGAATCCGTATTCTGTATAGGCTTTATCATCCGCTGACATTGTTATCCATTGCTCTAGTACATAGCTAGGTGCAACACCACCTTTGTGGGTATCTTTAAATAAATCTTCTTTCTCGAATGTGCCAACTGATAACGCAACCTCTCTTAACTCATTGATTGATTCCTTAGAGAATCGCATATTGTATCGACCAATCTCATCGTTTCTAAATATATCTTTCTCAGGAACAAGTAAAGGTGCAACTACTTGCATTTTCTCATCTTTCGATAAGTAAGCATTTAATGTTGTTGCTTCACGGTCATCTAATCGCATTACTACTTGTGGAACGTAACCAACACGTCTAACTTCGCCATCTTCGTAATCTTCAAAGTAAATCTTACGTTTCCATACGTGTCTACAACCATAAGAACCTTTGTAATCGAAGATTGAATAGTTACCAAATTCAGGATTAGACAAACCGTTCTTAATTTCCTCTTCAGTATAAAGTCTACCTAATGAAAGAACCTCAGAACAAAACGATCTAGTTTTCTCATCGCTTGGTCCTGAGTATTCATAACGTACCAACCATTGACCACCGCCACCCTTCTTTTGGAAATCGTTATAACTTTCTGAATCTTCAACACCTAGATTAACCTCACGTGCTGAAAGGTATTCCTCTTCAGTTACCTCAGTCCAATTGTCAGGCTTAACAATACCGCAAGTTTTAAGATAATTTAGGATTGCATTTTGAGTTGAATCGTCAACTACTATACGGGTGTCATGTTCTTGTAGGTATATTCCAACCTCTTCAACTGCAGGGTCGTTTACATACGCAATATTACGCATACCAATAGCATTTGGTGCGCCCTCTCGAATAGGTTTTAATGTGACATAATAAGTCGCAATTTCTGACATACATTATATATGTCAAAAAAACTATTTCATTTCACGTTTTAAGAAAGTAATTTGATTAAATGCTAAAAATAAATTTAGCTTCAATGCTTCATCGAACTTTGTGGCATCGTTATGAGTTAGTAAATTAAGAATATATTGCCATTGATTACCTTGTGTTTCTTGGGCTTTAACCTCTTGGTCATATACTTCTTTTTCTTCTTCAGTTAATTCCTCAACTACAATCCCCTCAAATGGGTCTTTGAATATTTCATAGGAATTAAAGAAGTCATCTCTAAAAGTTAGGTACTTTTTACAAGCCCCTAAAATAGTATTGATTGGTAACTCATCAATTACATTTGCTCTATAATCTACATTCACTTTGGAATAACATTCTGTAATAGGGTCAAACATTCCACCGCCTTCAGTATGTAGATAAATAGAAGCTGCTATCTTATGGATATTAATGTAATACCCTTCGTTAACATATTCCTCTAAGTTAATGAATTGACCTAGTGTAAGGAATCGGAAATCAACTAATTGTAAAGGTATTTGCTCAATGGTTATCTTTTGTGAATACCTATCTGATAACCTAGCTAATAATTGAGCCTTAGAATGTTCCTCTATTAACTTTTTACCCTTCCAATCTTGAACGTCTAAAGGGTCTAAATCAAATACAATAGATACAAGGTGTATCATCTTTTCAAACACACCTTGTATATCTTCTGAATTAAGTTCCCTATACTGGTGTACTTTGAGCATCCATTAAGGCTTGTACGTTTTCTACTATTGCTTTTGATAATTGAAAGATAACAGGCGCAGCCACATCGGCATTCACTCCCTCCCCAAACAACTTTGCTTTATAATCAATATGTGCATCGTCATAGTGTTCGTTGTTAGTCAAGTCTAAATCTTTATACACAACTGCAAACGCTTTATGACACCATGCACCACCCTTAGAAGCTAATTTTTCAATCTTGGATAAATCCCTAGCTGAAACATCTAACACTCCATCAGTAACGCTACAAGAATACACACGGTTATTAACCTCAATCTCTTCTACAATCTCTTGCTTAATCTCAATATTAACCTCTTTAACTGCATCCGTGAATTGCTTTGCTGTCATATCTTCTAACATTGCTTTGCACCCTAGAATCTCTAATACTTGTAACCACTTACCTATGTAGTCGTTGGTAGTATTTTCTAGTATCAAAGAAATTTTAGCAAGTTCGTTTAATGTAACTTCGCCCCCTTTGTTGCGTAGTTGGTAATCAGTACCTTTAATTGTTATTGTAGTCATAGTTTGTTTTTAAGTCCAACTGTAAAAAAATTATCTTCATATTGATTAGTAAATATCAAGTCAACACCAAACACTTTCAATTGTTCACCGTATAAAGCGGCTGCAATAAAATAGTCAACACCTAAGCTATCATCCTCCCTAAACGCTTCTAATATTGTTTTAGCGTTTATTGTAACTAGCATATCAGATGAGTTAAAGAGGTTAATATTGAGATTAAGCAAGAGATTGTAGAAGAGATTGAGGTTAATAACCGTGTGTATTC